GTCCGATAATTTGTTTGGGCAAAAAAAATCCCTAGAGGTTTACATTACCCACCCCTAGGGATTATTGACGACGTTGGTGTTCACTTCTAAATATATATTATTTAGTAGCTTGGTCAAGTAAATTTCTAACAATATCTGAAGAAGATTTAGTCTTAGTCCCACCAATATTAAATAGCATCGGTATGTTATGTTTAAGACAATATGTCATCTCTGGTGTAGATGTAGGTATACGATCACCGCCATTAGCAAAAGCAAAATCCATATCGTTCTTAACAAACTCTTTTAAATTATTTACTACAGTATCGTCATTATCTTTTGCTTTGATAACTTTGTCTATATATTTGTTTGAACTTACTACAAGCTCACGTTCGTCGTAGCTTAATAAGTTATAACCTTTCTTTTTTTGTAGCCATTCGTCTGTATTAATGATTGCCCACACAGTTCCGAACTCATAAGCTTGTTTGAACATATTTATATGTCCAGAATGTAGAGGATCAAACCCTCCACTCACTACTATAATCATGATGTATCCTTATTATATCGTTTTCATCTAGTTTTTCACCCTCCCAAACCTCGAATATCGTTATATGGCCCTTAGAAGCTCGTACACAATGAACAGTATTTTTTGGGATATAAACTCTATGACCAGGTAGAAACGTCCACCAGTGCTCATCTATGAGGGCCGTTACTTCGCCTTCAAGTATTTTCCAGTGCTCATTTCTATATTTATGATATTGAACAGACATTGCCTTACCTGGATACACATGTAATATCTTTACAACCATTTTTGGTGTAGATTTTAGCACACGATATGTTCCCCATGGTCGTACTACTAAATCTTTCATACAATAGAAGCCATAAAAATACATATCCACTGTATAGCTAATACATATAATGAAAATTTAAGAAGTCCCCACAAGAATTTATCCATTATCTAAACGGTGGCCCCATGAACCAACACACTAAACTGTGTCGTGTTCCTTCTGTTACTGCTTTTATTCTGTGTAAATAAAAAGATGGAAAGATAATCATATCACCTTTATCTTTGAATCCTTCAATCGGTTCTATCTTACCGTCCATATTTTTAATTTGTAAGATACCACCTTTGTAATCCTCGAAGTTAGATAACTGTACAATCATAGATAACTTTCGAACTAGTCCTGGGTATGGTCCATCCATCTCTGGTGGGTATATGTCTCTGTGCCATTGGTAGTGTTGTCCTTTTGTATACTCAGTAAACTGAGGGCACTGTAAGTTAGTCACATCGAAACCATAATCTTGTTTGTTTACTTGCGATGCAACTTCACATAACTTAGGAACAATCCAATGCTCAAGAGGATACCATCTAACTTTAGAGTTTCTATCTTTCTTTAAGTCCGCCTCTTTTTTCCACATGACACCAGCCAACTGTTCCGAATAATCTGGTGACTCTTTTACCATCTCATCGCATAGCTTTATCGGAACAGCTTTCGGTATAGTTATAAATGTTTTATACATCTACAACCTCACATGACCCAGCACTGCATGCAAGAGTTTGGGAGGACTTGGTGTGATCCTCTTGTTCATACAGTGCTAGTTCATTCCAGTTTATTTTATTTGGTTGGTTCTTTTTTAACTTGTGATATTTTATTTCATCTATATCTTCATACGGTGCTTGTTGATACACATGTCCGAAGTTAGGTAAGAAAGATATACCACTAAGATCATCAAAGTTTCTCCAACACCAATCAGCCACACCGAGCCACTCATCTTCGTTAACTGATATAGTTACACTTGGTTTGTGCTCGCACCAATGTTTAGCATAAGCTAACCAATGGTCTAATTGTTCTATAGCCGTACGTTTATTACGAGTTATACAACCATTTGGCGCTTTCTCTACAAACGAAAAGACAGATGTAGAATCTGGTTTCATAACACAGTCTTCTATTGGTATGTTTTGAGATTGTAAAAATTGTGTTAGTGGATCTTTCTTGTCTCCTCTAACTCTACGAATGTAATAATCATTGTGCCTTGCATGTATACCAGATGCAGCATTAACTAATTGTGATACTGTACCTGATGGTTTAACACAAGTGATAGCCGTAGCTTGGTTAATACCAAATCGTTTAGACCATATCTTATTAACAGCTACTGCCTTATCTTTTAACTTCACAAGCAACTCTGTTAGTACAGCTTTGTTATAAATATCTCCAGATAATATTTTATGATCCATGATACCAGTTAAAGATACTCCGAGTAATCTTTCTTTCTCTGTTGCATCCTTCCATTGTCTTCGTAGATATTTAAAGTTTGTTAAGGTAGCTTGCATAGTACCAAGTATAGTAGCCGCTTCAACCTTATCTAGTAAGTCTTCTTCTTTATCGCCCTCACGTACCACTACTTCGGATAAGTTACAAAATTGGAAAGGTTGTAAAATTATTTCCGAACACGGATTAGTTCCAAACTCAAAGTCATCGTCTCTTCTTTTATTACGTGATGCAACTTTCTTTGAGGCTTGTCTGTTAAAGATACCACGTTCACCACTACCAGATTTATATAGCGCTAACCATTCTTCCATAAAAGTTCCAATGTTATCTGGCTTGGTTTCGTATACGGCAGAGTTATTTGATAGCGCACGTTGTGCCTCAACTCTATACCACTCACCAGACTTTGCATCTCTCATGTCTCTATCATCAAGGTCTGATAAACTAATCATAGCCGAACGTCTTACTCCTCCAACAACAACAATCTCCCCTACTTTACAGACAAGATCATGACACTCAAGTGGTGTTAGTTGTCTGCCTTTCGCTTTAGTAAAGGTTTCGATGGCGAAGTTGAAGAGGTCGACGAGAGGTGCAGGTCCAGAAGCTCGGCCGCCGAAAGTGTTAAGTCTTGCTCCTGATGGTCGCACGTTAGATACATCCCACCTTGGGATTTGCCCGGCATACAGTAGTGTAATGATTTCCCTAAATGCTTTTGCCCAACCAAGCTTGGAGTCTCTGACCATAATAACAGTCTCTGTATTGTGAAACTCATCAGCAACACTAGGCAAATTTCTGGTATATTTTTTCTCAACACTAAAACCAACTCCCGTCCCGCACATAAGTACATATAATATTTCATCAAAAGCTTTTGGGTGATCTACTGGAACATAAGAACAATTATACCCAGCTATGTTTTCTTTTTCCAAGGCTGGTCCCGCAGTCATCAGTGCCCTCATTGAAGGCATGACATCTAACTTCATGACTTTATTAGATAAATAGTCCATAGTTTTTTTATCTAAATCATAGTCACAGTTCTTTTTTAGTTGTTGTTTAAAGAAATCAAAGTACCGACTTACAGTTTCGTGCCATTCCTCTCTTCTCTTTTCTTCTGGTAACCATCTAGCATATCTAGATTTGTGTATAAATTGTTGGTAAACAGTTGGTAATGTCGTCATGATCTCCCTTTCATTTTAATTATGTTTCTAATATGTGTTAATGTCATTACCACATTCAGTACCATCATAAAGTATAGACCCTCTTGGATTGTCCATGCCCACCAAAAAACTTGGGAACATATACCAAACAACGGTGCTTTCAGTGATCCGTTTCCGTACAAGTACACTGACACACATGCAGTAAGTGAGCAGATTATTTCAAGTATCGGAAGTTCTGATACTATCATTCTTTTTCTAGCAATTCAATATATCTATTTAAATACCATCGAGCTTTCTGTAAATCCTCTAGTCTTTTGCCTTTGTAATTACATCTCCAAGTGTATTTCATTACTTGTCCACGTAGGTATCCTCTGTATTCTTCAGGTGTAAGCGCAGCTTCGATAGCTTCTATACACTCGACACCTTTACTATTATATTTGTAATGAGGTGGGTTGTTTACTAAATCATCTGTCATTTTTTGTCCTCTCCATGTGTCATATTTAGTAGTACATTTAATCTCTTCCTTTGGAAGTCTGTGTTATTAGGTTCGTGAATAAGCTTACGAGCAAAAGACCGCACTTGACTATAATGCAAACCAGCAAGATCACAAACATCGACGAACCAAGAAGCAGTAACCCCAACAGATTTGCTAAACCAACGAACAGCTTCTTCCCTAATGTGTATAGCTTCTTTAGTGGTGTTATTATCATCGTTACTAGCATCAAGTAAAGCTTGATATATAACGGCTCTGAATAATGCTCTTTCATTCTCTCCCTCTTTATTTCCCTCGGTGGTCGTATCTAGTATAGGGTCTAAAACTATTCGGGTTTGACTTTGGTTTAACAAAGATTTCTGTTGTGTTGATTTCTTTTGGTCGTTCATCTATCCAGTCCACTGGTACAAATCTATCTGCCCATATAAAATTATTATTAGTTAGCCAATCACCATAAGTTGTTTTACTAGTTTTGTAAAGTTTATTTCTAGAATTTTGTAATACAAATCTAATGTCTAAATCTGGCCTTTGGTTTTTAATATATAAATGCTTGGCTCTATCTTCTCTTGTTAATTGTCCTTTGAGTTCTATTATAATACCGTTTGTTAGTATAATGTCTGGAGTGTATGTCTTCCTAATCTCTGGAACTACATAAGGTATAACAAGTGTTTCATATTCAAACTTAACTTTATCTTCATCAAGCTTAGCGCAAACAGTAGCTTCAAAGATAGATCTATAAAACCCTTTTTCTTTTCTTAATATACTCATGGTATATCTTCTGATACATTGGGTTCATTAACCACTTTGGTTAACCATCGTGGCCCTTTACTGTAGATAAACTTTCGTAATCCTTGTCCATCATTAGCATCAGACCAACAGTCAACTTTATATGCGCAGTAAGAACAACCGATACTTAACTTCATGTTACCTGATACTCCGTCTGGTTCTTCGTCGTAACATCTTGGTGGTGGTTTGTTCTTATCCTTTAATACTTTTCGTAAGTGTTTAATTCTTTCTCGTGCATTAGGTATATCTGATTTATGTGGGCGACATAATGCAAGTGCTCCACTTTGTTTATCAATAGCAAGAAAGCCTACCTCATCATTCTTATTTGCTTGTGAGTATGCAGCAATCTGATGAAGATATCCAAAGGCATCTGTCTCTGGAGTGAGATCATTCTCTCTAAACTTTCTGAATCCAAACTGTGATGCCGACTTAACATCAACAACAACTCCATCTATTACTGCATCTTGGTGACCGACAACCCCATCAAGGTCTAATGTTTTCTGTTCATCTGTGACAGAATGTCCTGCCGTTTTAGCTAGTAATAATAGAAGTGCTTCTAACATATGCCCATATAAAAATTTTATTCGAACATGAGATGGCATATGCTCTCTTAGTTCTGGTTTGTATAACTCATACCACAATTGTCTATCTGGTTTGCCGAGGCTCGACATACGAATACCTCGGCTACCAGATTGTTTCTCTGTTAGATAAGTAAGAACAGCATCTTTCATACTCTCTGCAAATTCATTTAAATTATTTGTTGTGGGTTGATTAGTGTTGCCCTCGTCAAACAATTTGTAAATATCTTTTACAAGAGTATCTATGCTTTTCTTATCTGACATTAGAATGGAAGTGTGTCGTCTTCCAATCCATCTTTCTTAGATGCGCCGTTAGTTGGAGCCTGGTATCCAGACTCTTCACCGAACTCATCTAAGTTTTCAGAAGGACTGTACTCAACTAGTTTAGTTACTTGTACAGCTTTTAAAGATGAGCCAACACCTTGGTTACCACCGACGTTGTAATCGTATGTATCAAAAGCCACATTAATTTGTGAGCCATTGCCGATTAAAACATCAGGACTAATTGGTGTCTTCTTAGAATCTACAACACGAGGTGCAGAGTTCTTTGTACCATCTTTACGAGTGTACTTTCTTTTGATGGTAACGAAATCATTTCTCTCGTCACCCTTGTTTTTAATACGAGGACCAAGACCCAAGTCTTGTAATTGTTTCTTAGTCTTTGCATCCACTGTTACATCAATGGAAAAAATACCTTGTTCATTATACTGATCAAAGTGTGGTTGGTGGACTTTCGCCCAATAAGCAGTGCCTGAAATTACTGGCATATTTATCTCCTTAAATTAAAAGTTTATAAAAGTTATTAAAATTAGTGTCTCAATAAAGAAACACCTCGACAGTATACCATACTATCAATAGTGTCAACAGTTAGTGGGTTTCTTTCCAAGTCGTGCCGATTGAATACTCACTATCTAGTGGACATCGTAAGTCAAATTGTATCTCTACATTTTTCATTGCCTCCTTTGTAATGTTACCAAAATCTACAGCTTGTTCCTTACGGACTTCAAACTGTACCTCATCATGGACGTTAGCCACTGGCTTAGCATCCAAGTTCTGCTTGTCGACCTCATCAATTATATTGAGTAGCCATTGCTTACATATAATTGCACCCGCTCCTTGAATAAGTGTATTCAAACTAGAGTGAATGGATCGTGCAAGTAGAATCCTTTTATCAAGCGCAACCAATTGGTACTCACCATACTTGCGCTTACGTTGTTGTAATAAATTAACTAAGTTACTTGTTAAAGTTTTCATACCTTTAACTTTATTTATAAATCTCTTACGACTACCTAATCCAGCAACCGTATCACCACCTACTATCTGACCTAGCTTTGCATCTCCAGCTCCATAGATAAATGCATAGACCCAAGTCTTTGCCGTTGGTCTATCTTTTAATCCGATAATCTTTTGATTGTATGTATGTATATCACCATCAACTACTTGCTCCGTGAACTTTGGGTTCTGTAAGTAATGCGCAAAGCATCGTAGTTC